TTGAATATCCATTTTCCTGAACTATTTTACTAGCTTCTGCATACACATCATCTTGATATTCGTCTTTAAATGATGTATCATCAAAATATTCTATATTAGTACGGGAATTGTAATCTAACGGTAACCAATATTTTTTTGAAAGAAGCCATTCTTCAGCTTTCTTTTCTTGGTTATAAAAGGATTCCTTATTAAAAAGTGCTTGGTGGCCACCTTGGGTTTCATTAAATGGTGTATGCTTACAGTACTTATATATGTCCATGTTTTTGAAAGTATATCCCTTTAATACAAACTGTCTAAACCATAAATCTGCTATGTCCATTATATAATGCCCTCCAAAGGGAACTATATCTCCATTTGGAAATACTTCCTTATTATATATTTCCATGTTTATTAAACATACGAATTCATTTAGCCTACATTCTGGAAGGGGTATTGGTTGAACACTATCTATTTTATGCCTGTGTATGGCAGTTCGTGTTCCTAAATATTTATTAACTATCTCGTTTACTTCGTTTATATTGGGGTTATATTTTGGAAATATATCACCATTGCACTTATGTTCCTTTTCAAAGGGGCAATTCCAACATTGTCCTATTAGCCCAATTCCAACATTGTCCTGTATTTTATTTAACATTGCTCCTACAATGTCCTCAAAAAATAACATATCATTATGTACTAATAGCAAATATTTTTTATTGGTATTTTCTAGACCATACTGATATCTTAGTGCTTGTAAATAATCTTTGTCAGTCTTTAATCTATTAACATCTGTACCATTAACCCATAGAAATTGTTTTGGAATAAAATGTTCAATGTTTGAATATCCTACTTGGGTTTTTATGTAATCAAAATCCAATTTTATCTCGGGTTGATTAAATTCCTCAATGAAATATATCTTATCTATATGTTTCCCTGAGTGTTCTAATAATGATTTCAAAGTGACTATGGTTTGATATGGTTTACCAAATACATTAATACATACGTCTATTTTATCTGTAATCATGTACTAATCCCGTTTCATGTATTTTCTTGGAGTTTCTATTTATAAATGACATTAGTGTATCATATGCATCTTTACTTAATTTTAAAAGCTTGTCGTCACTCTTGTTTCTTGTTTGACTTTCATAATGATATGAAACCTTATCCCCAATATATATGTTGTTCTTATCCTTAAGTATGCAATTTATGTTATATTCAACATCTTCAAAACATTCTATATATCGCTCGCTGAACCCATTTATTTCCTTAAATAGTTCTGTTGGGGTCATCATTAGGGCTGCAGTATTCCCTATTACCAAATTGCGATCGGAGTATTCTTTTTTATCATTGTTAAGGCCTCTATGGGTAACACCTACAAACTGCATATTCTTTGTTACTAATAATTGACCTGCGTGTTGTATCTTATCGTTTCCGAAGAGCAATTTAAACCCAATTGTTCCAGTGACATCTTTATTTCTATTATACATTTTTACAGCTTCTGTGATACAATCATCTATAAGTTTTATATCATTATTACAAAACAACAATAAATTTTCTTGTCCTATATGCTTATTGACAATCTCATTATTATTTTTTGCAAAGTTATAGTAGTCAAATTCTATTAAGGATGCGTTTTTATTATCTGAAAACTTATCCTTTAAAAATGATATCATTTCTTTTTTTTCATCTATAGTTGAACCTGTGTCGCCTATATAGATGTGGTAATTGGAAAATGCTGTTTTTTCCTTGATTGAATTTAAGCAATCAAACAACATCTTATTATTGCTTTTGTTTAATATAATAATCGCAACTTTATTTTCTTGCATATTGTTCTTTTAATTCTTCTAATTTTTTAATAACTATTTCATGATTAGTATCGGATAATTTATTATAAAATTCTTTATGTTTGTGCTTGAACCACTGATTTTCGTTCCAATAGTTCTGTTGATTCAAATCTAATAGATCCGGTTTCTTTAATTGTTTTATGAATTGATTACTATTCTCATAGTCCGCAAACCATCCCCAGGGAGGGCATATTCCTTTTTGAATTACTCTATAAGTATAATCAATTTGTTCAAGAAGCCCTGTGGAATATCTTTCATCAAAAAATCCTACATTCTTTATAATACCTTTATAATAATAACAGAATTGTTTGTTAATAGTATCTGAAAAACTAATGCCAACATCATCATAATCAATTGAATTTTTTACCTTATAGTCGCCGTGGTAATTTAAATACCATATTCCACTTTTCTTGGCAGCATCAATATAATTTGCAAATATACATACATCTAAAATTTCTACTGTGTCGTCCATTAAAAATATATGATCACAGTCATCATTAATTAATTGGTATAATAATTTATTTTTTGTCCATGTTAGGCACTTTTCAATTGGCTCTATAAAGTATGTATAGTCTTTAAAATTATTATATTCTTTAGGGGTTCCAATTATTCCTATTCCAATTTTATTTTTCATATTTCACCTTAATTACACACAGTTATTGTATAAATCAATAGTATAGTCGGTAACTTCTTCCTTATTTGGGATATCTAATAACTGTACAAATTCTCTAATACTTGTCGGAATATCTACACCATTAATGGATGCAGACATTAGCGAATCTGTAATATTGTCCATTATATTATAGTTTACCTTAAAACTTAATGGATGCATTGAATTTAAAACGGTGCACATTTTACCCAATTTATCTGTATCGATATTTTTGTCTATTTCAAACGAAATAATGTTGTTATATATTTCTGATTCCCAATGATCAGGTATTTTTCCTGCTGTAATCATTTCTGATAATTTTAATTTTTTATGTTTAGGTGAAATTTTATTGGATATAAATTCGTACTTTAATGTATCTAAATCTAAAGTATAATATCCCTTATCGTCTCCATAATCCCCCCAGTTCATTTCGTAAGGGCATCCTACATACATTATGGTACCATTGTTATATTTTCTGATGTCAGTTGCGTGAAAATGCCCTGTAATGATTAATTTAGCATATTTTAATATATCCGTTGATTCTATACCATTATCGCACAACTTATCGTGCATTATCTTAAAATTATTAATTGCAAAGTGGCCGAATAGAATATCACTATAAGGTAATTTAGTGTGATCAGCCGCCCAAGGACAAAAGGATATTTGTTTTCCAAAAGCAGTAATAGATGATGGCTCACTAAAAACTGTTATGTTTTCCCAACCATCTAATAATCCTAAAGAGTTAACATCTGCCCTGTCTTTATAATAGGTATCATGATTGCCAGGAATAATTATTATATTAAACTCTTTCCACATTTTAAATATTTCATTAACTACATGAATAGTGTTTACTGAAATTTCATTTCTGTTGTGGAATATATCGCCTAGGAATATTATATCATTAATTCCTTTTTTGATCAAATCTCTTTTAAAATTTTCAGCAAAATTTAAAGATATTTGATGCCACATTTCACTATTTTGGTGAACTCCAAAATGTGTATCGGCCAATATTGCAATTAATTTATTATTAATTTTCATCGTTATAATTTATATAGTCTGAATTATTATGGTATGGTAATTGTTTATGAGGCATTAATTCACTTATAATTTTTCCATAAGTTTCTTCTTGATATGCTTTAAGGGTCTCATGAACTTTCTTTTCTTTTTTGATTCTATTTTTAAATGAATTAATTGCAATTTTTGTAAAATAACTAAATGGATTACCTTTAGCTTTTATTGGATTAAACTTTTTATGTACTAGTGCACTTATAATTTTAATTTTTGCATCACCAATCATTTCATCCTTATAACTATAATTCATAAAATTGGGTCTGTATGCTAATCTATTAGCAATATTACAAGCCATGGTTACTAATTCGTCTGTCATTACATTAGTATCATAGTATTCCATTAATTTTATACTAAATGCCTTGGGGCTTACATAATAATCATCATTATCCGGCAAGTCATCTTGTAATTGCTTGGCTAATAATGTATCTTCTTTAATTTTTTCTTTTTTACTTTTTTTCTTTAATGTCTTTAATGGCATAATTTATATTTTCCTCTTGATATAATTCTAACCGCTGTTCTAAATGTTTCAACCCATAATGTAGATTATCGGCCAAATCAAAAATTGTAAGTATTTCTTTATCTTTATGTAATCGAAGCCCCCGACCTATACTTTGTAGTATTCTTATTTTTGCTTTACCGGTTAATGCAAATATTATATAGTGAATGTTCTTTATATTAATACCAGTGGCAAATATGCTACTCATTGCTACACAGATAACATTGTCGTTTTCTTCCATTAATTCTCTAATCTTTTCTCTATCCTTCATTTCTACTTCGCCTCGAACGTATTGTATATTTTTGTCGGGCGCATATTTTTCAAGAGCATCTATGATGTGTTGCTGGTGTTCTAATCTGTCTACTAGTATTAATGCATTTTTATCTAAATTGGATCCTAATTTCCCTATTGTCATATTTCTAAATTCATTTTTGTATATAAAATCGCATTCTTCATTATATAATCCTGTTGGATTATCTATAGATGCCCTTGAGGTAAAAATAGGAGGGTTGGCATAATCAATCTTTAATATAACTGCCTGGGCCGGCGCGATATATCCTTCTTTTTGAAGTACTTCACTTTTACGTTCATATATGACGGGGCCCAATTTTCCTACAATGTTCCATATATCTATTTTTGAATCAGGGAGAGACCCTGTAAACCCAAATTTATAAGGTGTTTTAATTTTCTTTATAATTTTGTTTATCTCGTTACCACCCCTTAATTTATGGCACTCATCATTTATTAGTACATTATATTTATCCAAAACACTTAAATCCTGTTTTTTACTCATTAATATAACATTACTGGCAATAACTACATCAGCATCACTATAAGAATTATCTGAATCCCACTTGCTTATGGAATAATATTTTGTTAACCCATAGTCAATAAAATCGTCACAGATTTGATTCATTAGTGATGGAGTTGTAATAATTAATGTTTTTCCTTTTTGAAGATGATTTATGTTATGAACAAGCATTGCCATTGTAAGAGTCTTACCGCCTGCTGTACCTATCATAGATATGCCATACCCATATTTTAAACACTTCACAACACATTCGGTTTGATAATATCTAGGGGGCATGTCTAGTTCTAATGGGGTATAATCTTCTGTCTCTATCCATCCATGTTTAAATTTTTGTTTAAACTTGTCAGTTATAATACATGTGTAAGGTATATTTAAGTCTTTAATATGTTTATATATATCAGGAAATAACCCTATACTAAATCTACCATTGGATGTTATGGCATATCTTCTAATGCTTACCCATTTCCGGCTTTGTCGATATCGGCCAAGAGAAGCATTCTTATCTTCTACAGACAATGCTTCTCTGAGAATGTCCAATTGATCACTTTGGACAATTCCCGATTTATATTTGTCATCCCAATCAAAAACGAATCGTGCCATTAGGTAGTTTCGAGCTCCATAATTTTTATAACATTAGATATATCATAAGTCATTGATTTTGTTATAGTTTCTATTTTTTCAAGATAATCTATTAATATATCTTGCTCCTTAATCATATTGTTTATTCTTTGCACCGCGGGGTTATTCTCAAATTTGCTTTCCATAGCATGTTTACTCAAACCAATATCCGGAGCGTTTTGATTAATTAATTCTTTTAGTGCTTGTTTCTTTAATCTTTCCAATTCATATTTCTTTTGTTTGTGTTGAATTAAGTATGCTACATATTTATGTTTAATACCCGGAAGCATTAATTGTTTGTCCCGAAGATTCATTTCGTCAATATGATTATCGTCATTAAATTCATTCTTGTATTTCACCAATAAATCTTGTAATGTTAAATTATTATCTGCCATGCTAGTTAAAATCTCCTAATGTCCCATAAATAATTGTATATTATATCATTAATATTGCAACGGAGTATTTATATGAAAAAGAAAAAAGTTAACGAAATGACGGCTGGGAGTGTATTTTTGGGTTTAGGGGCTGATACCAAAGGTCATGGTGGTGCTGTTCCAGGCGGATCTGATTTTTATGCCACAGGAGATACACGAAAGCCTAGTGTTTTAGGTGCGGGTGATGTTATAACACGATTTGGAAAAGCGGGTAAAAGAAAAAGAAAAAAGACATTATTTGATTCATATTTTAATAAGTCCTTTTACCCTAACAGAATTATTAAAGAATTAAATACTGCATTTGCTTTAACCATCACGCAAAAGAATCTGGAAAGAGTTGTTGAACATATGGTTCAAGAACATACTGAAGTATACAACACCGTTAGAGATGATAAAGGACATTTAAAAATACTATTTAACACAGATGACGGTAATTTTGAAGAATTAACTAATAAGATAGTTGGTATGTTTGAAGATAGACTGAATAAATCCATTTTCTTAAATGTTGAAAGAACAATCCAACCCATTTTAACAGAAAAGGAATATTTAAAAGGTGGTTTAGCTAATGGTATGGACGATAAAGATCTTGCTAGAAAACATAATGAGCCATTAAGGGATGTTAAGAAATCATTAAGAGCGGGGACAAAAGTTGAAAAAGAACATACACCTAACCCCAAAATAGCACGAGAAATTGCAAAGGATCATTTAGCTGAACTGGGTTCTAAATATTATCCGGCTCTCCATAAAATGGAAAAAAAACTTGAACGAATAAATAAACACAAATGAAAAATGTATATTCTGATTTTGGTCATTGGGAATATAATGGTGAAATCCCTACTGATACATATGGTTTCATATATTGTATAGAAAATATTGCTACTGGTAAAAAGTATATAGGAAAGAAACAAATATTGCATACTAAAAAACTTAAACCGTTAAAGGGTAAAAAAAATAAAAGACATGTAGTGGAAGAAACGAATTGGAAGACTTATACTAGTAGCAGTAATGAATTGAATAGTGACATTGAAAAATATGGTAAAAATGATTTCAGTTTTACTATTTTGAAATTATGTTCTTGTAAATGGGAATTATCTTACTATGAGGCAAAATATCAATTTGATAATAATGTTCTATTGAATGAAAATTATTATAATGGTATAATAAATTTAAGAATAGGGAAAGCTCCTAAGAAAAAAGGTAAATAATAAATATGGCCATGCAAGATAAATGTATATATTGTGGTTCCGAAAATTACGGCAATGGATGTGTATATGGTCCAAAAGGTATACATGTACATACCAATAACGGTGGAAAGTGTATTTATTGTGGATCTGTAAATTCAGGCACGGGGTGCATATATAATCCTTTTGGGAATGTTCATGTAAAAGGCGTCGATTATAATGCCATGATTAAAGAAACCATCGAGAATGGCATAACAATGGGGTATCTGTTAAAGAGATTATGTACACCTATAAAAGAATGGCCTGCATGTAAAATAGGACTAATAGACGAAAAAGGACATATTTTAAGAAAACCCATAACTGTGGAAGAAAGGGCAATATTGACAAAATCTGATATTTACATGCTGAGGTTGAAGAAATTAATTAATGAGGCCGAATTGGATATATTAAACAATTCAATTTATCTTAAAAAAGATGAAACATTAACAACCGAACGGTTAATTGGACAATATACATTAGAAATTGAAACTGAAGAAAAGATAAAAGATACAATATCTGCTTTACAAAAAATAATTACTGAAGCCAATTGCAATGGATTGGCACTATCATCAATTGAAAAATTGGTTATCAAATCATTTTTGGAAAATTAAAAATTTCCAAGAAATCCAAAAAAGCAAAAAATAATTAAAAGCCACCCGTTGACAATCAAAAAAATCGAGATAATATAGATATAATCTTAAGGTGCCTAAAGAGCTTTAAGC